CCTTTCATCTATTGCTAACTCACTCCACTCCAGACACTCACGATAAATAGGCGGTCAACAATTGATCAGCCCTACCCAATTTCGGATATAGCACATGAGCAAAAGGCAAAGGACAGATACGGCAGCGGGGGCAGTTGCCGCCATGCTTGACGCGATGCCGGTGGAGATTCCCGCGCATATTCAAGAGCAGTTAAATCCCGAGGGTGTCTTGCACTGGGGAATCATCACCAGGGCTAAGGCCAAATCACTTTGGACTGAAAACGATCTTGAGTTAGCTGCGGAATTAACCCTGGCTCGCCAAGAGAAATCGAAGATAAGGAAGTTGGTCTCGGCTGTCGAGCAGGATGAAAATGAGCACCCTGCCAGAATCATGAGGGCTGTGCTTGATGCTGATAAACAGATTGATGTTTTGGTGAAGCGGGAGGAGAGGTTAACTCGACTTTTGCAGATTCACGCAGAGGCGACAGTAGGAAAAGCTCGGGATCAAGTTAAGAAAAATACAGCGGCTAAAGATTCACGCCAGACAATGGACTCAGCGAGTAGCCTAATTGCTAGACCCACTCATTGAGGCGACCACTGGCGAGAGTGTTATTGAATTTATCGAGTACTACTGCCGAGTACCCGAGGGAAAACTACTAGGCCAGCCCATTGAGTTAGTGGATTTTCAGCGTGAATTTCTGCTAGCGATCTACGATAACCCTGCTGGCACTGATACCGCACTGCTTTCCATAGCGAGGAAGAACGGTAAAACCGCATTGATTTCTGGAATATTGCTGGCGCATTTGGTCGGGCCGGTAGCGGTACAGAATAGCCAGATTGTTTCCGGTGCTATGTCGCGAGAGCAAGCGGGTATTGTGTTTAACCTAGCCTGCAAGATGATCAACTTGAATCCTGACCTTGCGGATCTGGTTCACATCATCCCGAGCAGCAAACGGTTAATCGGTAAGCCGATGAATGTGGAGTACAAAGCCTTAGCCGCAGAAGGAAAAACGGCACATGGTTTATCTCCAGTGCTCGCGATACTTGATGAGATCGGTCAGGTACGAGGCCCACAAGATGCTTTTATTGATGCGATTACCACCGCGCAGGGCGCACATGACCATCCACTGTTGATAGCGATCAGCACACAGGCTGCTACAGATGCCGACTTGTTCAGCGTTTGGCTTGATGACGCTAAGAAATCTGAAGACCCGCGCATTGTTAGCCACGTTTATGAGGCTGATAAGTCGCTTGATCTGCAAGATCGCGAGGGCTGGCAGGCAGCAAATCCAGCTTTAGATATATTTCGGTCACTGCCGGACATGGAAAAGCAGGCATTACGGGCGTCCAGGATGCCTAGCTCTGAGAATACCTTTCGAAATCTCTGCCTTAATCAGCGGGTTTCAACGGTCTCGCCTTTCGTTTCACAGGATGTATGGAAGTCCTGCGGCGGTGAGGCTAGCGACTTGGAAGGTATGGAGGTTTATGCCGGGCTTGATTTGTCGGCACGCACTGACTTGACCGCTTTGGTTTTGGTCGGTGTTGATGACGATGGCGTAAAGCATACGCGCTCATTCTTTTGGGTTCCCGAACTTGGATTGCTGGATAGGGCTAAGCGTGATCGGGTTCCTTATGATGCGTGGGTCCGAGATGGTTATATAAACACAACCCCCGGCGCTTCGGTTGATTACGCTTTTGTGATTAGCGATATGACTGACATTCTTGCGGGCCTAGAGTTGAAGATACTCGCCTTTGACCGCTGGCGAATGGATGTTTTTAAGAAAGATATGGAGGCTCTTGGTATTGACTTCCCTATGAAGGAGTTTGGGCAGGGTTATAAAGATATGTCTCCTGCACTGGATTGCCTTGAAGGTGATTTATTGAATGGCCATCTACGTCATGGAATGCACCCAGTGCTGACCATGTGCGCGGCGAACGCGGTAGTAAGCAAAGACCCGGCTGGTAATAGAAAGCTGGATAAACACAAAGCAACAGGAAGGATTGACGGCATGGTTGCTCTTGCAATGGCGGTAGGCGTGGCAGCGTCAGAGGCGGGAGATATGATTGATATGGACGAATTTTTAACAAATCCACTGGTGCTAGGTTAATGGCTTTTTTTACAAGTATGTGGGGTAGAGCCTTTGGCTCCCCTGGCGCACCACAGCGCACCGAGGGATTGCAGACAGGATTGCCGGCTTACGCTGATGTAGCGGCCTCTAAAGTCTCATTTGATAGCGCTATGCAGATCAGTGCGGTGTGGGCTGCGGTTCGAATGATTAGTGAGACTATCGGCTCCCTGCCTTTTAACATTCTTGAAGTTGGTGATGATGGTAAGAAGATCGCGGTCGATCATGATCTACAAAAAATACTGACAAAAACACCAAACCAATATCAAACCAATGTCGAGTTCTGGGAATCAATGGCGCTTAACCTGGTTGTGAGTGGTAACGCTTACGCCATTAAGCAAATGAGTAACGGCAGGCTGATTGGTCTACTGCCGATATCTTCATCGCAAGTAGAGACAACACTTTTATCTGGTGGCGGTGTGGCACACGCTTATACCCAAGGTGTGAATGTAAATGTTTATTCGGCTGAGAGTATCTGGCATGTAAAGTTATTCGGTAATGGCGTGGTGGGTATGTCGCCGCTTTCTTACGCCAGAAACAGTATCGGTATTGCCCAGGCTGCGGATAACCGCACCAGCAAGATATTCAGTAACGGCGCAAAACCCTCCGGCGTGCTAACAATTGATCGGACACTTACATCAGAGCAGAGAACACAGGTTAAAGCTGCGTTTAGCGGCCTTGAATCCGGTGATCAAGATAGATTATTCGTACTCGAAGCGGGCATGAATTATCAGCAAGTCAGTATGTCGCCACAAGATATTGAACTATTGAACGCCCGGCGGTTTCAGATTGAAGATATTGGCCGCTTCTTTGGTGTGCCAAGCATCTTACTTAACCAAACCTTCGGCCAATCATCACTCGGCTCTAACGTATTTGAAATCCTGACTGCGTTTTACAAGTTAAATCTACGGCCTTACCTAGAGAAGTTTGAGGCATCTACCGTTCGATGGTTAATAGACCCTGCTGATCAAGATAAATACGAGGCACGCTTTGATTTCGACGCGCTTTTGCGGGCTGACACTCTATCCAGGATGCAGGCCAACAAAGAGGCGATCAACTCAGGTCAACTTACCCCGAATGAAGGCCGCATTGCTGAAGGACGCCAAGGGCTTCCCGGTGGGGATGTTCTTTTGATTCAGGGCGCAATGATTCCCATCGAAACGGCCGGAAACCCCAAACAAGGCACTACAGGGCTTTTGCCCACGGAGAAAGAAGATGAACAACCAGCTTAAATCTGTTGGGAAAACTGACAGTGAACTTCGTGTGGGAAATTACATCATCCTATTCGGTGGTAAAGACCTGACCGGGGAGTTTTTTACTAAAAATACCGCCATTGATTCCGCTTATACCAAGTCGGGGATGCTTCACGTTGATTTCGAACACGGTTTAGACCCCGATCAGATGGGTATGGATAGCAATGACGTGCTCGGTTATGTCGATTGGAAGACTGCAAAGGTTGACGACACCGGGGTTTTTGTTGAGCGCGTTCTAAATCGGCAGGCTCGTTACATGAGCACCATTGAAAGACTCATTGATGAAGGTCATATAGGCACTTCGAGTGAGTCGATCGCCGGGAAAGTTGGCAAGACTGACGAGGGCGAGATTATTAACTGGCCTTTGGTCCGTGACACGCTGACGTTTACCCCGGCGGAGCCTCGAATGCTCAAGGGCAATTCACTGCACGCGGCAAAAACATTAAGACAGGCGTTTCCTAATGCTAAATCTCTGGCCGATGTACCTCAAGGTATAGAGATTAAAGCGGCGGTAGAAAGTGCCGAAACATTAAAAGACATTGAGGCCATTTTGAGAGATTCGATTGGCGTCAACAGGACTGATGCGTGTGTACTGGTATCACGCATTAAGTCCATGTGCCGAGGTGATCTCGAAACTAAAGAAGAAGCCCCTGATCTTTCGGGGATATTCCAGCAATTCGGAAAAACATTTAACCAAGGTAAAAAATCATGAGCGAAGAACTAAAAACGCAACTCGAAACCGGCTTAGCTGGTCTGGGTGAGCAACTGAAAACCGCAATGGATGCGTCCACTGCTGAAATCGAGAAGGGCGAGAAGGTATCGACTGAGCTGACTGGCCAGATTGACAACCTTTCTGGTGAATTCAAATCCATTAAGGACGAATTGACTGCTTTAGCGCAGAAGATGACGCCTCTTGGTGCTGAAGAAACCTTGAAGAGTGCTGGTGCTGAGTTTGTGGCAGGAGATGCGTTCAAATCTCTTGTTGATGGGCAGACGCAGCGAGCAAGGTTTGAGTTGAAAAATACGGTTCTAGCTACGGCTGGGACGACTTATCCTGATCAGCGCCCTGGTGTTGTGCCTGGCGACTTCGCCCCGGTTACGATTCGCGATCGCCTTTCGTCCATTCCGGTTTCTAGCAACTCGGTTACATCGATGCGTGAACTCGCGTGGACCAACTCGGCGGCAGAGGTGGCAGAAGGAGCTGCTAAGCCTGAATCTGCAATCACTTTCGAGCAATACACTGTGATTGTTGAGACCATCGCTCACTGGTTGAAGGTCAGTAATCAATTGTTGGCGGATGCGCCAGCGGTTGCTGCTTACATCGATACCCGCTTACGTGATGGGCTGGCTCAGAAGGTTGATGCTCAGTTGCTATTAGGCAACGGCACGACTCCTGCGCTGTCTGGATTGACCGATGCCGGGAACTTTACGGCGTTTACTCCTACCACTGGCGCTAACCTGGTTGAGTCAATCAACAAGGCTAAGTACGCGTTGTGGGCACTGGGTCGAGCACCTGACACTGTGGTTGTTAACCCTGCTGCATGGGGCGCAATGGAGCTTGAGCGTGAAGGCTCTGGTTCTGGCATGTATCTTTACGGCGCGCCAGGTACTCACGGTGGAATGTCTCCTTTCGGTGTTCAAGTTGTGCTGTCTAACAACATGCCGCTTGCAAACTTCCTGATAGGCGATCTGAACGGGTCTTGCTCGTTGTATAACCGTCAGGGAGCGACTGTTGAGATGGGCTTTGTGGATGATGACTTTACCAAAAACCTGGTAACGATTCGTGCAGAAGAGCGCATGGGCCTTGGCACTGATCGTGCTAGCGGCATCATGTATGGCGCAATCACTGCCTAACTTGTTCCAGCCCCTTCGGGGGCTGTTTCACTGGAGTTTTTAAATGAAAGCATATACACCGAAAGCCTTTAACCACGACCAACTCGGTCGGGTAGAAAAGGGAGAATTTAAGCTTGAGCCACACCAACTATCCGGCATCTCGCATTTTGTAACGATTGTTGAAGAGTCAAAGCCCGCTAAAAAGAAGAAAGCGGCAGAGAAGAAATAGATTATGAGCTATATCGGAATAGGTGAAGCAAAGCGCTTCCTGGATGTTATCCACTGCGAGGATGACTACAAGTTATTGCTGCTGCTTGAGGGCGCGGAGAATGAAGCCCTTCGATTTATGGAGCGCACACAATTTGGCTCACTATTCCCTATTGATGAGAACTTTGAGGCAGAAATCGAGAACATGCCTGAAAGCGTGAGGGTTGGGGTTTATATGCTACTGCAAGCCTCCTATCAAGCGACACCAGAAGACCAGCAAGTTTTGCGTAGCGTGGCAGAAACACGGTTAATGCCCTACCGCTGCTGCATGGGCATCTAATGCTAGCGCACCGATTGCCTCACAGGGTCGAAATCCAGAAGCCCGCAAGGACTCGCGATTTAACCACGGGCGGGTTTATTAATAACTGGGAGACTGCGAGCACTGGAAATACTCGGTTGAGCGCGGTTCCTGCTGAAGTATTGACCGGCCCGGGGCGAGAATCTATGGCAGCGGCCTCTATCCAGTCTGAAACCAGTGCTCGAATTAATATGCGGTGGTTTCCGGGCTTAATGTCTACTTGGCGCATCCTTTGGGATGGCAAAATTTACAGTATTACTAGCATTGAAACTGACCGCACTGCGCGGCAGGAATACCGCCTTAAATGTGTGGAAGGCGTCAACGATGGCGAATGAAACCAGTTTAATTGGCCTAGATGAGCTTTTAGGCAAACTGGAATCCGTCACATCTGATGTAAAGCTAAAGGGTGGGCGCTTCGCCCTCCGAAAAGCAGCCAATCTGATCGCCATTAAAGCCAAAGAGAACGCCAGGCGGCTTGATGACCCTACATCAAGCGAGGAGATCGCGGAAAATATTGCGGTTCGGTGGTCTGGAAAGCGGTTTAAAACTACCGGCGATTTAGCGTTTCGAGTCGGCGTTATGGGTGGGGCGCGCCAATACGCCAATACAAAGCACAATGTCAGAAAGCGCAGAGTGGGGAAGGATTATCACACGCCCGGCGACTCAGGTAATCCCGGTGGGGATACGTTCCACTGGCGGTTTCTGGAGTTCGGGACTAAGCGCACTAGAGCCACTCCTTTTATGCGCCCGGCGCTAGAGAAAAATATTAATCCGGCAATCAATGAATTTATTACCCAATACGAAAAAGCAATTGACCTCGCACTGAAGCGGGCAGCAAAAAAGGCGAAAGCATGAACCCTCCCATTTTTGAAGTGTGCAGCGCTGATTTAACAGTTCAGTCCCGGCTGGGTGATCCCGCAAGGCTTTATCCGTTCGGTGAAGCGGAGCCAAACCCCGTAAAGCCGTATGCGGTATGGCAGATAGTCGGCGGAAGTCCAGAGAACTACCTTGATTGCGCCCCTGATATCGACGCTATGGCGGTTCAGATTGATTGCTACGCCACAAGCGCTGCATTGGCTAGGGCTGTTGCACAGTCGCTCAGGGACGCAATAGAGCCTGTTGCGCACATCACCCGATGGTCTGGCGAGGATAGAGACAGAGATACGAATTTATACCGGTACAGCTTTGACGTTGATTGGCTAGTGCCCCGATAAACCAAACCCCCCACATTAGTGGGTTTTTAAGTCTGAAAAGAGGAAATACCCATGAGCGTACTCGCCCAAGGAACAGAAATATATTTTATTGATACCACGGGCGCGGCTGCGATTGTGCAGGTTGAGTGCGCCACTACATTCACCCCAGGTGGAGCGCCTGCTGATCAGATCGAGGATACTTGTCTCGAAGATTCAGATAGAACCTACAAGCCAGGCCTTAGAACGCCAGGTCAGGCCTCTATTGGGTTGAACGCAGACCCTGCAAACGCTAGCCACATTCTGATGCACCAATTATCAGAAGCCAACCCTCAAGCGGTTCTTGAGTGGGTTGTTGGTTGGTCCGATGGGACTGCACCGCCTACTTTGGATGTGAGTGATGACTTTGTGTTGCCTGCTACCCGCACATGGTTCAGCTTTCAGGGCTATATCTCTGATTTCCCCTTCGACTTTGCACAAAACACGGTTGTAACATCCGCTGTTAGTGTTCAGCGCTCAGGTGGATCTGCATGGATTGCTAAAGCGTGAAGCTGACCCTTGAAAGTCTTCGTGATGCGGGGGCGTTTACGGGCGCTCCTGTTGAGCGAGAAATTACGTGGAAGCAAGGTTCTGATGAGCTAACAGCTACGGTCTTTGTACGACCTATGTCGTACCTGACCGCTGTTGATGACATTACCGCTATCAACAAAAAGAGTGAGCCTATTGCATCCCGAATAGCATCCTGTATTTGCGATGAAGCTGGTGTGCCAGTCTTCAGCGTGGAGGATATTACCGGTGATGCAGATCCAAGCCGTGGGCCTCTTGATGGCAACCTAACTATGGCGCTACTCCATGTTATTGGTGAGGTTTCTGGCCTGGGAAAGTCCGAGAGCTAACCGATACCGACGAAGTTTGGCATGAACTAGTCCTGCATGGGATTGGCGGCAGAACAATTGCCGAGGCTCAGCGGAATATCGGTGTTGATGAATATTTGGATTGGGTCGCTTACATGAATAAGCGAGGCGGTCTTAACTGGGGCTTGAGAACAGAAAGGGCGGTCGCTGGTCTTACAAGGCTTTATCACAATGCGAATTATACGCCAAACAACCTAAAAACATGGGATTTTACTCCACATGAGGACGAGCCTCCGATAAGGATTGAGTCTGCTATGGAAATATGGAAATAATATGGCGAATAAATCACTCGGAACGCTCACGCTCGATCTAATTGCTAAGGTGGGCGGCTTTGTTGCAGGCATGGACAAAGCCGAGCGCTCATCAGCCAAGTGGGCCAAGCAGGTAAAAAGAAATTCTGAGAAGGCAGGTAAGGCGCTCGGCGCTGCTGTGGTCGCGTCAGTGTCTGGCCTTGCCCTTCTAACGGCTAATTTAGCTAAGTCAGGTAGGGAGATTGAAAACCTTTCGCGTGTTTCTGGCGCTTCAACAACCGACTTTCAGAAAATGGCTTTCGCAGCTAAGCGCTTTGGTATAGATCAAGAAAAAGTCTCCGATATACTCAAGGATACCAATGACAGGATTGGCGACTTCTTGCAGACCGGCGGCGGGCCAATGGTGGATTTCTTTGAGAATATCGCGCCGCTGGTGGGTGTTACTGCCGATGAGTTTGCTAGGCTATCAGGGCCAGACGCACTACAGCTCTATGTGTCAAGCTTAGAAAAAGCAGGTGCCTCACAACAAGAAATGACCTTCTTTATGGAGGCTCTTGCGGGCGATGCTACTTTATTGCTGCCGCTGCTGCGCGACAATGGCAAGGAGCTGGCTAAGCTCGGTAAAGAGGCAGAAGAGACAGGGAACATCCTTTCTACGTTGGATCTCAAGCAGCTAGAGAAGATGTCGAGAAGCACCAACGACCTTAAATCTGCTTTCACAGGCATGAGAAACGAGGTTGTATTGTCTGCGGTTCCGGCCATTAATGAGCTAACTCAGCTTCTTGGTGACGAAGAAACCGTAAAAAATGCAAAAGCTCTGGGTGACGCGATCGTATTATCGGTCACAGCCGCAACGACAGCGATCCTTAACACAGTTAAAGTCACAAGGTTTTTATCGGAGGAATTGGCCTCTAATTTCGGCGCTGCTTCAGGCGATTTGGAGCGGCTAGGGGAGGAGGCTTCTGCCCTTAAAGACCTTCTTACTTCTGACGGCCTATTCGATGGTATATCTGATATAGGCTCAAGGATAAGGGTTGGGCTTTTTGATACAAGCTTCGCCAGCAAGGATGAGATCCGTGAGCGTCTTGCGGTTGTTGAGTCAGATATTCAGTCTGAACTTGAGAGGATAGCGGCAGGATTCAAAGCCGATCCTATTTTAGATGTCCCCGGCCCTATTGTAAGTAACTCTGGAACAGGCATAGGGCTTGGCGGCAGCACAAAAAAAGAAACAGACGCTATATCTCAGCAAATAAAGGCACTACTAAGGCAAGCGGAGGTTGTTGCATTCTCTGCTGATGCCGCTGCCCTTTACGCGCTAGAGATGGACGGGGCAACTGATTCCCAGCTTTTGCTGGCCGCTGCTGCCCTGGAAACGATCAAAGATTTCGAAGATCAAGCAGAAGCCCAAATAAAAGCAACAGAGGCGGTTTCGGAGGCTAAGAAGAGAGCGGCAGAGGAGATAGCTAGAGTTAATGACGAGGCCGCACTGATTGCCGAAAGCCTTAAAGGTGAAGAGCAGTTAATTCGAGAGTCTTATGAGCGTAGAAAGCAAATTGTTTTAGATAGTACTGCGGATCTTGGTCAGTCCCGCGCCAGTCTACTAATCGGACTGGAAGAAAAGCTCAATGAAGATTTATTAGATTTGAATGCAGGTTTTTGGGAGAAGTATCTTGCCGCCGCTGAAGAGAATTTAACCTCTTTCGACCAAATCACAGCAGATACTATTGGTAATTTCGCGAGCGGGTTCGGTGACGCGTTCGAGTCGATGGTCTTTGATGCTGAAGACTTAGGCGATGCGATCGGCAATCTTGCTGACGGTATGGCTCGGTCTATTGTCGGCGCACTGGGAGAGATGGCAGCGCAGTGGCTTCTGTACCAGGGTGTACAAATTCTAGCGCAGAAAACCACACAAGCAACTGCCGCGACTACGATCAGCGCTAATGCTGCTGCTGCATCCTTGATGGCTGGCCTGAATGCGTTCTCCTCAACCGCTGCAATCCCCATTGTTGGTCCCGCTCTGGCTCCTGCTGCGATGGCTGTGGCAATTGGCGTGACTTCCCCGTTAGCGGCATCTATCTCCGCGATCTCCCTCTCTGGCGTTGCTCACGATGGCCTCGACTCTGTTCCACAGACGGGCACTTTCTTACTTGAAAAAGGCGAGCGGGTGACGACTTCAGAAACCAGCGCGAAACTCGATCGAACTTTAAGCGAAGTCAAAGAAAGTATGAAGGGTGGCGGCAATATGGGGAATGTTCGAATCATCAACCAATTTGATAACGGCGTTATGAAAGATTATTTAGGGTCGAGTGAAGGCGAGAAA